GGCAACCGGGAACACTACGACGAGAACACCCAGGAGGGCCCGGAGTGCGGTTGCACCGGCTGTATCGCCACGTTCGTCCTTCCCCGCCACCCGTTGCACATCTTCAACCGTGATGACGAGTTCGACCACACCTACGCCACCTTCTACTTCGCCGCTCCGCCCAAGTTCGAGGAGCAGCTTGCCGCCATCGCCCAGGACCCGGTCAACATGGACGAGGTGTGGCGGGGCATCATCGACGCCATGGGTGGTGGGTTATGAGCCTTCCTATCGGCCGGGAACCCAACGGCATGTATCTGGAGAATCTGGTACAGGTGGTGCACACGTACGCGGTGGTAATTCCCGGCCGGGATGGTCCGTTCCCGCAGGAGCAGGCACTGCGTGACAACCTGAAGCGGTGGCTGGACCAGATGTGGGTGGACGCGTTCCACGCCGGTGCCGCCTGGCGGGCTTCCGTGGAGCCTCGCACCATCCAGATCACCGTGGACGCGGAGTCCTACCACCGTTGGTTGCAGGTAGGCGAGGAGCAGGTGCGTGACTGGCTGGGCCAGCACCCGGACGGCACCTGGCCGCAGGAGGGGCAGAAGGTGTCACGCAACGTCCAGGTTCCCGAGCGCCAGGAGACGCCGCCGGCACCACCACCGGTGTAGCCTGAAGTTCCCTGGCAAAGGGACCCGCCCATCGTCCAGATGGCACACACAGCAGGACCCCAGGTTCAAAACCCGGGGTCCTGCTGGTGTGTAGGGGCCGATCAGCGGGCAGCCGAGTGACCCTACCCGTAGTAGCCTACTGTCCTCCAGGCGGTGCCGGCGGTCCCCAGGTTCACCGCCTCCTGCGCCTGCACCAGCCACGGTCCCCGCAGTCCACCGGCGAAACGCACCCGCTGGACGGGGCCGATGCGCAGCAGGCTCACGCCACGCTCCTCCAGCATCTGGATGCGTGCCGCAAGGGTACAGCGCCCCTCGTCGTGGTGGCCGTCCATCAGCATGCAGTGCACGTCGTAGGAGCCGTCCTCATGCACGGTCACCGGATGCCACGGGCCGGGCTCCAGTGCCCCCACGGCGTTCCTGGCGGGCCCTACGGCCTCAAGGATCGCGTTGGTGCACCAGGAGATGTGGCAGGTCACCAGTTCCAGCAGGCCCGCCAGTGACTCTTCGGAAAGTTGGGCTGCTGCCTGTAGCCGGAAGCACGCGGGGCAGATCGGTGCCCCCGGCTTGTTGGTGGTCCACGTCAGCCTGCTGAGGTCAGAGAAACGGAACCCGCAGCAGGAGCAGACCGGCGGGGTGGGGTCAGTCGTCGTCATTGTCGTCACAGCAGCAGTCGCAATCCTTACCGTCCCTCCAGACGATGAAGCAGATGGTGCCCATGGTGATCAGGCTCAAGGCAACAGTGGTGAACGCCTCCGACCAGCTCACTCCTCCTCGCCTCCCTTGCGGGTGGTTTCGGTGTAAGTGACGTGGGTGCGTGACGCCCACAGTGCCATGCACAGGATGGCGGTGAAGCACACGATCACGGCGATGATGACAGCCGCTGTCGGCCAGCTCACTTGAGGATCACCGCCACCGCCACCAGTGTCACGATGATCAGGATGATAATCCAGATGCCGATGTCGGCATTCTTGTCATTGTTGCCGTTGTTACTCACCCGACTCCTCCTTGCTCCTCTTGGCGGCCACCGTCTTGAGGCACGCTTCGCAGATCCCCATGTGCCCGACGTGCCCCTCGGGTACCATCACCGTGACTTCCCGCCCGCAGCAGGTGTTGCCGGTGGCCGGGTGCAGGTAGTGCAGCTTGTAGCCGGCCGCCGTGGTGCACAACTTCAGGTCCATGACACGCTCCTCTCATGCCTTGCGTCGGTGCCGAAGTGGGCGTGGATGACGGGGTGGTGCGGTTGCAGTGCCTCCCGGTAGCCCACCATCCCGGCACCACCCACCAGTACCGCCAGGATGCCGGCGGCCACCATCACTCGGGCGTAGACCATGTCATGCTCCCGTCCTTGCGCCTGGTGGGCCGACTGCGTCCGCCCAGCACCAACACCTGGTCCCACGTGCCGGGGGCGTACATGACCCCTCCCCGCTTCGCCAGCTCAACCGAAAGCGCACCGCCCTCGTCCACGGTCACATCCATGCCGTTGTTGGTGGTGCTGGTGAACTCGTCGGTGACAGTTGCCCCGTTGCCGTCGCCACGCTGTACCTTGACCTTCATGCCGTCTCCTCCGTTGCTGCCTGGATGAACTCGGTGGTTGCCACCGCGAACGCGATGGTGTCCTGCTTGTAGCGGGCGGCCAGGATCGCCAGGTCGTGCTTCAGGTCCTCGACATTGTCCTCGTCCACCTCCACGCACCAGCAGGCGTTCTGGAACGGTTCGGCCGGACACGAGAGCCAGGAACCGTGGGTGCGTTCGGCCGCCCACTCCAGTTCGTCATTGACCGCGTGCCAGTACAGTGCCCATTCGCGCTGGGTCAGCTTGTCGTCGGAGTTGCCGATCGATACGTATGCCGTGATCATGCCGCCACCCTCTGTCTGTTGCTCCGTTGAGACTGTCGTTCCTGCCGAAGGGCGGCCAGGCGCTGCACCGCCCTGGTGCCGTTCACCGCGCCCGACCACCATTTGCCTCCCAGCACCTGCCCGTTGAACAGTTGGGAGGGGCGCAACGTCAACGCCCAGTCCAGGCACTGCTCACGCACCGAGCACCTGGCGCAGATCGCAAGCGCCCGGTTGATGTCCACCGTCCTGACCCGCGAGACCGCCCCCTCCCGTTCGCTCTCGGGGAAGAATAGGGAGGCGTTGCCTGGGCAGGCCGCCTGGCTGCGCCACGACTGGTCGCCGTAGATCGGCACGTTGATCATGTGTCGGTCACCTTCGGACCCAGTACCTGTGCGAGGTGGTCCTCGTACTGGCTGCACGCTTCTGCCGCGTCGTCCAGCCTGGTGACGTCAACCCAGGCAATCTGACCGTAAGGACTACGGTTGGGGTAGTCGCTGTCGAAGGTGGACACATCCTCCCAGTAGAGCTTCCACAGCTTCACCAGGGCCTGGAGGGCAGCCCGTTCCACCTGCACCAGGTCAGTCACGCAACTCACCGCCGAGGGTGCGCCGTACCCGTTCCAGGTACTTGTCCACCAGGGCACCGAATGTCGGTGACTCGCGCACCATGGTCAGGTGGCTCACGCAGGCCACCCGCACCACCTCGCTGAAGGTGGTGTTCAGCACGCCGGCCAGCAGGTCCAGTTGCTCGATCAGGTCGTCTTCCAGGCGCAGCGACTTGACGGTGCTACCAGGCATTGTGGTCACCGTCATCCGGGGCCGGGACGAACGCCACCACCCGCACGTCGTCGTCGCCACCATCAACCCAGGCCACATGCTCTGCCAGCTCGTCCGCCTTGCGCTCCTGCTCGTCGGCGAGGGTCTGCTCCTCGCGTGCCAGGTAACGGCGGAAGTGCTCGTTACCCAGGGCGTAGGGGGAACGGCGCCGCTTGATGTGGGCGACCGCCTCCGTCCAGGTCCAGCCACGGCGAAGCATCACCAACGCCACCAGAAGCCCGGAACGGTTGTAGCCGGCGCGGCAACGCACCAGCACCGTGTCCCCTGCTCGAAGGTTGCCCACGATCCGGTCGGCCGCCACCCGCAACAGCTCCCGCTGGTGGTTGTTCAGCATGGCGTCGGGCATGAACAGCAGGTGGTGCTCGGTTCCTTCCGGGGGCCCGTAGTTGTACACGGCTGCCTCGTTGGCAAGGCGGTCGTCACGCAACCTGATGGAGTACACCACCGTGAACGGGTGCTCAGGCGTCACCTTGGCGTGGCGCAGGTCCACCGACCCGTCCTCGTGGTATTCGTGGCCACCCATGTACAGGCCGGGGATGATCTCGTTCCACGGCTCGTCGGCGTAGGGAATCATCCGTCCACCTTCTCGAAGTGGATGCCGGCACTGCCGAACCCGCGTTCGGGGTCACCTGTTGTCACCCGGAACTTGCCCTGCCAGCGCATGTTGGGGATGCTGGAGAGCTGTTCGAACAGGGGGCAGTCGAACAGGTGCCCCAGGATGCGTTCCCGTAGCGGGTGCTGCACGGTGTACCCGTCAGCCTGGAAGTCCACCACGTGCTCGGTTTCCGGGTTGCCCATGATCAGGCTCATGGCGTCGTTGCGTGGACAGTCACCCTCCACGCACAGCACCTGGGTGGGTTCCTGTTCGATGTCCACGTACAGGGTCTGGCCACAACCCATCGGGCAGTAGCCGGCCACATGTAGCCGGTCAGCTCCCATCGGTCATCACCTCCTCCGGTTTGCGTGCCAGGACCTCCAGTGCCCACCGGGCGAACTCGTGCAAGTCACTGGGTTCCATGTGGTGCTCCAGACAGAACTTGCGTGCCTTGCGCTTGTCCTCCAGTTCGGCCATGCCACGGCTGGACAGCGGCACCGCCTCATCGGCCTCCTTGTACCGCCTGATCAGTTCCTGGAGGCACCACTCGATGTCGGGCCACTCCGGGTCACCCGGGTAGATGTCGTGAAGGTTCAGAACCTCCATCATGGTCATGGTCAGCTTGGTCTCACGCCGGCTCAGCTTCACCTCCGACTGGGTACTGGCGAGGTAGCGGGCGATCAGCTCCGCGACCTCCCGCTCCGGGTCCACGGTGAAGGTGGTGGCGTCCGGCTCATCGGGACGTAGGGCCTGTGCCACCTGGAAGGAGAGCCGGTTGAGCAGTTCCGAGTGTGCCCTGTACTGGTTGCGCTCCTCCTGGAGCTTGCGCATGGTGACGGTCAATGAGCCGATGTCCCGGTTGAGGGTGCTCACCTCTTGCTCGTAGGCGTCCCGGTCGCTGTCCCAGCCCTCCTTCTCGGTCAGCAGCCGGTGTATCTCGGCGACCAGGTCCTGGTGCTGTGTCTCGGTCGCTTCGCGGTAGCTGTTGAGCTGGTCCATCAGCTCGTTCCAGGTCACTTGTCCTCCACCGACCTCATGTTGATGTTGACTCCGTACCGCATCGCCAGGTACGTCAGCACCCGGGCACGCTGGTTGGCGCCCATCCCGTCGAACAGGGTCACCGCCAGGCCGAGGTTCAGTGTCTCCAAGTCACCCGCCGGCAGGAACGTCGTGCCACCAACAGTCACACGTGGTGGCTGTGCCAGGTCGTCTTCCCTCACCGCTTCTCCTCGCGTGTGGTGGCCGGCGCCGCCTGCTCCAGCCCCACAGCAGGACCAGTGCGACGGCGCCGACCTTGATGAACCAGACCCCCACGATCAGCACCGGTAGCAGGTGACTGGCGTGGAGGTGAAACGTGACCATTATGCCGGGTCCCCAGTACCGGACACCTCGGCCGAACGGCCATGACGAGGGAAGGTGCCGGGTTCCTTGTCACGGTTGGCGTGACGTGTCGAAAGGTACGCCAACCGCAGTTTCTGCTCCGCGCGTGCCAGGATCTGCGACAGTCGTGGGATACCAGCTATCGCCTGCACCGCCTCCTGGTTGTCGTGCAGTACCGCCAGGTGCAGGGCGATCAGTGCCGCTGCCTGGTGCTCGGTGAAAGCCACCCGTACCTTGCGCTGGTATGGACCACTCACGATGTCTCCTCCAATTCCTTGATGATCTCCTTCAGGCGAAGGTTCTCTTCCCGCAGGGACAGTCGCCGGTCACGCGCCCTCTCCCAACGCCTGCTGCGACCGCCCCTGGTCACCTCCCACAGCAGGACCCACACGACGACGGGCCCGAACACCCCCAGCAGGAGACCTGCCCCCACATCCCTGCCATGGGGGGAGTCGCGCTTCTCGTAACTGGAGTCGTCGTAGCGTCCCGGGTACTCCTTGCGGCTGGCCAACCACGAGTTGCGGGTACAACGCCTCCACAGGTACCCCAGCAGCATCAGGTAGCCGGCGAGGATGATCCAGCCGGTCACCGGGCGGTCCCCGGGCGAACCGGTGGCATCGGTGGTCGTGATGCCGGTGGCAACAGCTTGGCCAGTTCGATGTGTGCCATGGCCACAGCGGCGCATGCCTGGATCATGTGCACCGGCTTGCCATTCGCGCCCTCCAGCCAGTCCTCGGCCGCCTTGATGTGCTCCTCGCGGGTCATGTGCTTCTCCTCCGTTTCGGACGCAAGGTCCGGTTCCCCCAGGTGCACCGGATTGGAGCAGACCTGAGGAAACCGGCCCTTGCAGGTGGGGCAGCTAGTCACTGGTGGGCTTGGCCGGTACGTGCGGGTGGTGTGGGACCCTGATCATGTCCGGGTGGCGTGCCTGCCAGTCCTTGAACTCCTGGGCAGTGAGGAAGACCTGGTCGGCCTGCCACTGGAGTCCCAGGCCCTGGCACCGTGACCGGTACTGCTCCACTCCCCAGGAGGCACAGATGTCGTCGGCGGCCAGGATGAACACCGGCACCGGGTCGTCTTCGGCAAGGGCGGCCACCTCGGGCGCGGTGGAACCGTCGTCGGCGATCTCCTCCCCCAGGTCACGCGTGACCCAGATGGTGAACTCGACAGTCTCCTCCTCGGTGCCGTGGTCCACGCTGCCCTTGTGGTCGTACTCGGCCAGCTTCCAGCCCAACTCCTGGCAGCGTTCCTTGAGCGCCAGCATCAGCTCGAAACGGTCAGTCATGCGTCTTCTCCTCGCTGCTCGCGGCCAGGATCTTGTCGGCTTCGGGGCCGAACGGGTCCATGCCGATGACATAGCCGACCTGCTGTGCCAGCTTCTGCATGTTGTCGGTGAAGCTGTAGAAGATGGTGCACACCTGCCTGTCCGTGAGTCCCAGCAGCACCCGTGCCTCGTCGTCACAGTGCCACGAGCTGATGGTCCGGCCGTCCTTGGCCAGTCTGGCTTCCCCGTGCCGGTCCCACGACCACTCCCAGCCACCGAGAATCATCGCCCAGCCGGCGAAGCAGTGGGTGGTGTAGCAGCCCTGTGCCGCCTGGATCTGGCGACCGTAGTGGTTCTGGTCCCACCGCTCCTCGTGGTCGGCGATGAAGCGCATGGTACGGATCATGAGCGCGGTGTTCACGCCGACACCTCCGCCAAAAGCGCGTCAGCCTCGGGACCGGTCGGGTCGAACCCGAGCAGGCTGGTGACAACGACACGGACACCGTTCAGGTCAAATGCCCACAGGAACAGTCGGGCCGCTTCCCCGTCCTCGATCCCCAGCTCACTGCGGGCCACCTTGTACGCCGACTCGTGCCGCCGACCCTTGGTGACACCGTCAAGGTCACGCATCTGTTCCCCGGCGATGAAGTACGGGGCGCTCCACACCGGCTTCCAACCGGCCATCAGTGCCGCGTGGCCGGCGAAGCAGAAGCAGGTGCCGCACTCGGTCTCCTCGCCGAACATGGCCTGGTTGTGCTGTTCCGGGTGCTCGATGATGTAGCGGAACACCCGCACCATCAGTGCCTGTTGCTCTCGTGTCATGCGCCTGCCTCCATGTCGGTTGCGCGAGCGTAGAGGTGGTAGACGTCGGGTTCGGTGGGGTGGCGCACGATCTGCACCTGCACGTTACGGTGACCCTTGATCACCACGGTGGTCACCAGCCCGAACCGGCGACCCGGGTCCTTGGCCAGCTCGGACAGGGCACCGGTCACCTCTGGCAGTTCCAGCACCAGCTCCATCGCCTTGGCGAAGTCGGTGACCTGGGGCTCCTGGCCGGGAAGGTAGTCCACGAACGTGATGCCGGCACCGGATTCCTCGGCCAGGATGGCGTCCACCAGTACCTGCGCCTCCCGGTCGTCCTGCGGCTGCGACAGCTCCTCCACGTTGCCTTCCGTCACGTGACCCAGCTTGCGGTACTGGCCGAAGTCCAGCCGCTCGATGGTCTTGCCCACCTGGAAACCGAGCTTGCCGTAGATGTGGGACTCCTTGACCTCATCAAGGCTGCCCGTAAGGTAGTCCTTCCAGTTGCTGGCGGTGAACTCGGCGCCCGCCGGCAGTTGGTCCATGAAGTCCATGTACAACTGGTGGACGATACCGGCACGGCTGTGCGCCGGGCGGTAACCGTTGCTGGTGGTGACGGGGTGCGCCACCGCCCACACGCCACGTGCCACGTTGTAGATCTGACCGATCTGCTCCGCGCGGTAGGTCATGTTGATGATGGTGCCCTTGGGCACCTCGAACATGGTGGCTGCCGCGAAGCTGTACCAGTCGCTGGTGGTGAAGCGGTCGTCGGGACCCCGCCGGGAGATGAACTTGTCCCAGCATTCCTGGAGTCCCGCGACCCGCACGGGTGTGTTGCGCATGCGTGGCCTGATCTCCCGGCCATCCTTGGTGGTGCGTGCGGCGTGTGGCACTGGCTTCTCCTCCTTCTTGGATGCTGCCGGCGGTACCTCCACCAGTAGCGGTACAGCACTGGCGGGGTGGTCCTTGCTTGCCGCCGTCGCCAGTTTCAGTGCTTCCTGAGTCACCGGATCCAGGTGCTCGTCCACCTGGTAGAGCATGGTGCCCAGCAGGTACGAGGTCTCCTGCGCCTGGGTCGGCACCATCGGGGTGCGGGGCGACAGCGGGCGTCCCTTGCGGATGTGGCTGTTGAGGTCGGTGACGGTGATGACGTCAAGGGTCCGTGGGTCGTAGACCACCTCGATGTCCCCACGCTTGGCGCACACCGCCCGTCCACCGTTCTGGGTGGTCCAGTCGGTTTCGTCGGGGCGGTCGATGCAGGCCAGCACCTCGTAGTGGCCGAACCCGCGCTCCTGGCGCTGCTGTTCACCATGGATGGTGTAGGACACGCGTGCCGGAACCACCCAGGTCAGCCGTGGTGGCAGTGGCTTGGACAACCGCCAGTCGCTCATGTCGCCTCCTCTTCCGGGTCTGTGCCGGTGACCTCCGTGATGATGCGCCGCAGGTCGTCCAGGGTGTTGGTGGCGCAGAACAGCTTGTCGGCGTCGGTGGGGTTGAGTCCCAGCACCTTACGTGCGACGTGCGCTATCTGGAGGTTCTGGCCGTAGGTGTCGGTGTCGGCCACGAACCAGGAGCTGTCGTACCACCCGTCCATTGGCGTGAAGCGGGGCTCCCACACCAGCTTGTAGCCGGCGCGGACGACAGCGTGTCCGGCGAGGCAGTAGGCGGTACGGCAGCCGTGCTCACTGCGGGCAGCGAACAGCCGCTGCTCCCACTCCTTGGGGTGGGCCTTGATGTAGCGGTAGATGGCCACCAGTTCGGCGGTGTCGGGGTCCGACGGCTCCGGTGTGGGAACGTAGTCCCAGTCGTCGTCGTAGCACTCGACCTCGCCGAAGGGTTCCGGTTCGCTCACTTCTCCTCCTTGCTCGGGGTCATCATCGACGCGTGGATCAGGGTGCCGAACGAGACACCTTCCTCCTGGCGTGGGCCGAGGTTCGTGTTCCAAGGCTGCCGGTGATCGGTGATGTACCGGTAGATCTGGACGATCAGGTCCAAGTTCGCCTTTGCCATCTCTCCTCCTTCGTGTCTGTCACCTGTGCGGAACTGACGCTACCACACCCCCCGTGGGATATGGTAGTCTCCTCCCATGACGACTTTGACAGCGGCCCCCGAGCAGGGCCAAGACGACATCGACGGCGAGTACGGTGCCCAGAACTACCTCCTCGCCCACCTCGCAGCCACCCGTGCCGGCGCAGAGGAGGCACGTCTCATGGCGGCCCAGTGCGGGGAACGCGCCCGCAAGCTTGCCTACGAACTGCACTACGCGCCCTACTCCATGAGTTGCCTTGCCATCGCCAAGGCCATCGGATGCTCGGTGTCCACCGTCGAGCGGCTGGTGGCACGGGAACGCTTCGCCAGGGGTGAGCGCGGATGAACACCCCCACCTACTACCTGACCGTGCGCGAGCGCCTGAGCGACGGCGCCTTCAAGGTCACCGACTCGCTCACCTTCACCGACCGCGACCGGGCGCTGTACACCCTGGACATGACGGTGCAGATCTGGCCCGAGGACTACGACAGCCGTGGTGCGCGCTTCCAGGTGGCGCTGACCCGTGACCACCCGCTGGGGGTGCGCCGGTGATACCGGGAAACTGGAACTGGAAGATGAGTTGTGCGCCCACCATCTGGATCAAGGACTGGGACTTCACCTCCGAGCGTGAGCACCTGTGTCCTCCACTGTGCGAAGCGACCTCACCCTGGACGCTATGGTCCTGCAACCGTCCACAGGGGCACACCGGCCGGCACCTCAACACCGGATACCCGGATTCTGGTCGGGTACGGGTGAAGGCGGTATGGGCGTGATGCGTCCGATGCCAGCTCCTCGGCTCGCGCAACGTTTCAGCCGCGAGGACCTGTGGCGCTGGAAGTTGGAGGCCACCAGGCTGGAGTATGGACCCGGCCGATGGTGGTGGTTCTGGATCATTATGGGCCTGGAGCTGGAGCACGCACTACTGATCAAGGAGAAGTCATGTTGAGGAACGCGCTGTTCGTCCTGGCCGCCACCGCCGTGGTGGTCGGCATCTGGATGACGTGGAAGCTGTCCTACAAGTCAGGTCACGGGCAGCATGCCCTGGCCAACAAGAACCTGCGGCCCGAGGTGCCACAGACCTGGTGGCCCAACAAGAACTACCGCGTGTACCGGGTCACCGAGCACGAGGTGGTGCTGTCCCGGCTGTGGAACCCCGACACCTACGGCAACCACGCGGTTGCGGCTGCCTGATGTGCCTGCTGCTGAGCATGGCTGACGGGTCGACGCAGGAGATCTTCTGTCCTGGCCGCACTGCCCGTAACCCGTGCCCGGTGACCCAGGTGGTGATCAAGGACTGGCAACCAGGAAGAGTCACCATCCGCAATATATCCGAGTTCGACCACGTATGGAGGAGTTAGAGGATGAGTACCGACATTCTGGATGATGTGAGGACCGTCTACCGGCAACTGGTCAACGAGTCCGGCTGCGACCCCGACGCCGTGGCCGAGAAACTGTACGAGGAGATCTTCCACGAGACCGCCGGCTCGGGCTCCGCGTTCCGGTTGCTGTTCGCCAAGCTCGCCGGCACCACCGAGGTTACTGACTGGACCCGCGAGCATGTGGGCGACCTCCAGGCCATGCTGCGCGCCACCGACGAACCCACCGCCCTGGTGGCACAGACACCGGCATCGGTCGCCGAGTGGATGGCGCAGCACCGACCGGAAGGGGTGCGCATCTCCACCGGTGACCCCGAGCAGGCGGAGGAGGTCGCCGAACCCGAAGACCACAGCCTGGAGCTGTCCCTGGACATGAGCGAGGAGGAAGTGGCCAGGGTCAAGGAGCTGCGCCACCAGCAGCAGGAGGATAAGTGGGCTGCCATCCGGGCCGAGCAGGACGCGTTCCATGAGGCACGTGAGGCTGCCCTGGCGGCGGAGCAGCGGGAGGGGAACGCCGGTGAGTGACACCTTCGGCTACAAACCGCAGGACGGTGACTGGGTACGGGTGGTGCTGGAGGGTGAGGTCGCCACCAGTGCCCAGGGTTTCTGGATCGGCGGGAAGGGCACCGACGGCGAGTTTGCCAACGAGATCATTCCCAGATCCCGGCATGTGGTGTTGGTGGAGAAGATCCCGGCACCGGTGAAGGTGGGCGACGTGCTCACCAACGAACAGGTGGTGGCTGGTCAGTGGAGACCGGGGACCGTGTTCCGGATGACTGCGATTAGCGGTTTCATCGGTATCCTGTTGCGCACCAGGGATTCGGTGGACTGGTGGGCCTGTAGCGATGGGAACGACTACCCCGATAGGCATCTCACCAATTTCTGGAACGATATCGCGTTCGAGGTGATCCACCTGCCATGAGTGACCCGTACAAGGTTCGGATGGGCGACAAGGTGCGGGCGGTGCTGGAGGGGACCGTCACCGGGATCGGCCTTATCTCCTTCACCATGGGCACGGAGGACAGCATGGTCAGGATTCCGCTGCTGGCCAGAGAGCTGACGCTGCTGGAACTGCTCCAGGCGCCACTGCGGGTCGGTGACACGTTCATGGGCGCGGAGGTGACGGCACGCAGGTGGTCCCAGGGGACCCTGTTGCGGTACGGCAAGCACACGTACCTGATGCGCAGGTTCCGTGACTGGGCTGTGAATGATGACGGTGTTGCCGACGACAAGATGATCAAGAGCTGGCAAGGTTTCTTCGAGGTGGTGTACCTGCCCGATGAACACTGACCCGCTCTGCTACCGGCTCCCGCACGAGGACGGGGAGACGATCTGCCGGGACCGAAACAACGACACCGACCCGTCACACTGCCTTGTGCACCAGGTGGACGAACCTGTCGACCGTGGCGTGTACCGGATCTGTTTCGAGTGCAAGCACGTGTACCGGACCGCCAGGAGCCTCTGGTGGGCCAACCTGCGCACCGACTGGAGGTTGGCACGTGACTCCTACCACCGGCCGGCGGTCACATTGCCCGACTTCCTGGATGATGTGAAGTTGCCGGGTCGGTTACGTGCACGCCTGAGCTGGTACTGGTTCATGGTGCGTGCACTGGTACGTCGCCCCAGCAAGATCTGGATGTGCGCGGAGTGCTCACATGACTTCTAGGTCCGACATTCTTGACACATCCGACCGCGAGGGTCACGATGGACGGATCGCGGTACCCGGGTCCAGCAGAGTTTGGCGGCCCGGGTACCTGCATGAAGGAAACGCCCCCACCGTGGACGGCCGCTACACCCAGGACTTCGGCTACGAGGGCTGGGACATGTACAACGACCCTGATCCAACGGCGAGGAGGGGTAATGGAACCGTTCTGGGAGGATGATCACACCACCTACCTGGAGCGTCATCACTACGAACCGACTAGTGACGACATCCCCGAGGGTGCCATCAATGCCTGGGGGCAGTGGACCAGCGACCCTGCCCCCTACCAGGCCGTCGAAGACTGACAAGGGAGAACACATGATCGACCAGGACACTCTTGACCGGTTCAAGCTGGCACAGGGGTCCGCGCACGCCAACGGCACCAGTCTCGCCTACGAGCTGGATACCGCCGGGCTGCTGTTCACCGCCGAGAAGCACCTCGCCGACCGGCTGTTCATGTTGGCCGGCATCAGGTCATGCTTCACCGACTGGACCACAGCCGCCGACGCGCTGGCAAAGCACCTTCCGCCGCAGCACCAGGCGTTGACGGCGGCGTCGGTGGTGGCGGCGGTGCACGCCTGGATCGGGGACCTGATCGCCGAGGGGGAGGCGATCCGTGACGGCGCCGGAACTTAAGCCGTGGGCGTGTGAGCACTGCGGCCTGGTGGCGCCGGTCCTCGCCGATGAGCCGGGATTGAACGTCACGGCACTGCGGGTGAAGGGGTGGCACCTGTACGAGGGCTACAACTTCACCCGCACCGCCATCATTCGCAAGGCGATCTGTCCCGAGGGTGCCAGGGATCGTCAGGCCCCCCGGGTATCGTCATCGGGGCCGAAGAGGAAGAAGCAGAAGACCATTTGACCCCACGGGGGGTGGGGTGCTAGGCTTGCCCTTGACCGCGACACAGGTCAACCAAGGAGGATGAAGTGACACAGGCAACGCGCAAGAAGTACAACAAGGTCGTCAACCTGGACGCCACCGAGGAACTGATCGTCGCCGAACGGGAAGCCACCAAACTGGCGGCAGCCTGGGGCGAGCGGGCCAAGCAGTTGCGTGCCGCCATCGAGGCGGTCATGGGCGACGCGGACGCCGGCACCGTACGTGGCCGGGTCGTGGTGACCCACCTTCCCAAGGAGCAGTGGGCCGTTGCCCGGCTGCGCAGCGAGTACCCGGACCTCACCGCCCAGTTCGTGGAGATCGTGGCCAAGGAGGAGTTCGTCCTGGACAAGTTCCGCGTCGCCTACCCCGACATCGCCCGCCAGTACCAGGTCAAGTCGTTCGGTTCGACCTACGAGGTGCGCTGATGAAGCGGGCTGACCTGCAACTGGGCACCGACTACCTGTACCGGCCGTCCACCTACAGCACCAGTCGCCGGTGCAGGCTGGTGAACCTGGAGCGCTACGCCGGGCGCAACACGTGGTCACGTTTGTCGGGACCCGGCTACGTGCAGTCCCCCACCGGCACCCGTGCCCTGGTGGACATCTGGTACGACGAGGACGAGGCGCCGATCCGTGAGGCGGTCCCGCTGACCCGGATCATCGGCCCCTGGGTGGAGTGCAAGGCTGCCGAGGACGCCGAACGCAAGGCCAAGCGAGCCAAGGAACTGACGGAACGGGAAGCCTACGATGCGCGTCGTGCGCAGGTGGGTGCCCTGTTGAAGCGCATCAACCACGACGACACTCGTGGCGTGGACTACAACGACCGGGACCGGACTGTGACGATGTCCGTCGCCCTGCTCCAGCACCTGGTCGAAGGGTACGAGGAGTGAGTGCCGCAAGGCGCAAGGGGACCGCTGCCGAGTCGGTGGCGGTCTCCTACTTGCGCGCCAACGGATTCCTATTCGCGGAACGACGAGCACTTCACGGCTCCCTGGACCTGGGCGACATCACCGGAACCCCCGGCATCTGCTGGGAGGTGAAGAGCTGCGCCACCCCATCCTGGCCGGCGTGGATGCGTGAACTTGAGTCCGAGCGGCTCAACTCTCGCTCGGCGCTGGGTTTCCTGGTGTACAAGCCGAAGGGCAAGGGCGCCGGCAGGGTGGCCACCTGGCAGGTGGGGATGTCGGCCGACACCTTCCGCGCCATCTCCGACCCGGATGTGGGATGCCAGTTCTACCAGGCGGGTGCCGCCGACCTGGGTCCTTTGGTGGCCGATGCCGCCGGCCGCATCACGACCCGTTACCCGTTGGCGGTGGCACGGGTCAGGCCGCGAGGCACCGACCTTGAGCGTGGCGACTGGCCCGCCTACACCTACCTGTCCTGGGCTGTGGCGATGCTGCGCCAGGCGGGCTACGGTTCCCCGATCGAGGAGGTGAGCACCGATGATCGTGTTCCGGCGTGACGGTGGCAAGAGTGCCCAGATCACCCTGACGCTGACTATCGAGCCGCGTGACGATGCGCAGCTCATCTCCGCCGACGCCGACTTCCCCCAGCGGATGGCGGTCGGTCCCAACGACTGGGACGCTTTCGATGAGCGTGCCGTGGTGAACGAGATCAACAGCCTGATCGAGCAGTGGTGGCCCAAGTACGAGCTGTTCTGGCGCATTACCCGGGTGCAGGTTGCGCAAGACACCCCGGGACGTGAGCCACGGTGACGGTACGCAGGGGTGTGACGAAGGCCCACACCACCATCGACATGGTGGGCACCTGGCGCCCGACGGTGCACAACACTCCCCGCCAGTGGCAACCTGAGGAGATCACCCACTGCCGGCAGGTGCTCCAGGCGTGGGGTGTGGGGGCCGAGGTGATCGACGCGTTGGGACTGACGGTGACCCCGGACGGTCCAGCCGACCTGACCTGGATGATCGCCGACGTCACCGACATCAACGGGCGGGTGAAGTCAGCGCACCGCCGGCACCGCAAAAGGTCACTGGATGGCGGAGAACGCCTGGAAGAAGAGCAGGGCACTGGTCGGGTTGATCAGCAACTGGGCACCGTAGATGTCCACCGGGAAGATCCCCGTGCGCCCACGCGCAGACGCCGGGGCGGTAAATGACCTGGCGGTCACCCCCAGGTCGGTGTCGACGTTGCGGGCGACCAGCACCGTGAACGCGTGCGAGGCGCCACCGTCGGTGTTGACCACCTCCAGGTAGGTGCCGCCATCGTTGTTGCAGATCATGAAGTTGGTGGCATCCCCCGCCACCGACGGTGCCAGGGTGTCGGTCAGGAAGATCTCACGACTGGTCGGGTACACCGTGAGCTGCGTTCTGGCTGCCACGTCGCCTCCCCCGGTTGGTGTGCGGGGGAAGTTTCCCCAGCGGTTGCATGGTGAGTTTAACCCCCGCGCGTCGCTCGATGTAGCCGGTGATCAGGCGGCAGGTGCGCCACACCTCCCAGATGGCACGGTTGTTGACGGTGCCCGAGATCTGGAGGTAACCGAACGCCTCCCCGCTGACGGCAAGGTCGGTGACCCGCTTGCCGTGGCGGGGATGGTCGGCGAAGCGTCGCACGCTCCTTCTGGCCGCTGTACTGGCCGCTGCCAGCTTCTCCGGGGCGACCGGTACCGTCCAGAGGTAACGCCGGCTACAGGTCATTGTGGGACGTCCTTCAGGGTGCAGCCGTAGGTGACCACCAGGTTGTGGATCTCCAGGGCGATCAGTCGCGTGTTGGTGGTGCCGGGCGGCACGGAGTGGTTGACGATGTCGATGGTCTCTAGTAGACCGCACCACTTGCGTTCTTCCTGGCTGACCGCGTACCCGGTGTAGATGAAGCTGCCCAGTGCCAGCGCCAGCACCGACAGCAGGTACACCATGATCGCCCAGCCGCGTCTGGTCAGTTTCACCTTGGCCAGCACCTTGTCTATCATCCGCGCACCACCAGCATGATCGTCACGTAGACGGTGAAGACGGTGACGAGGAAGGACGAGGAGATGACGATGATTCGACTGTATCCGGGTGAGTTTCGTTGCCACCCCGGCCGAGGGACACGATGGACAGGATCCCCGGAACTCCCAAGAGGCACCCAGCCAGGGTCAACAGCCCAGGATCGGAATGGCCCGAGATCGTTTCGTTGATCACGATGAAGATCCCGGCTCCAAACGATCCCAGGTCCCGGATCACCACCACGACCTTTTGCACCGTTGCCCAGCTCACCCACTTCCCCGCCCTTCCCGCCGCGTGACACTGGGCACATAGTAGATCAACATTGATGACTCCCCATCCATCATGGGGAGCGGATCTTACGAAGTTGCAGGCCGAACGCGACAGTCATGGTCGCCGGGCCCCCGTTGTACAGGAAGGCCAACCCCACGGTCCCGGCCACCGAGAAGTACGGCATTCCTACACAGGTCAGGTAGAACTGGGCGTCAAGGGCATCGGTGGGCGGCGGGCACATGGTGCTGCGCGCGTAGCCGGCGCCATTCTGGAGCACCGAGAAGCGCAGGCTGGTGGGGAGGGAGCCGGAAGCTACCCCGTAAAGCTGCGCCTGCATATGCCACAGGCCGGTGCCGACGTTGATGATGCCGGTGGAGTGCGAGGAGAAGGGGTCGGTGACGATCCCGTCCGGGTTCCACACCCCGCCGCCGTCACAGTTGAAGATCAACGTGGTGGAGGTGGCCAGGGTGATCGTCTGCACCGACGACACACCCACCAGCAGCGTCTGGTCGTGCAGCAGATTGGTCTGCTCAGTGGCCACGGTACCCAGCGTGGTGTCGATGTCGGTCATCAGGGTCTGCACCGTGGAGGCGTTATACACCTCGGTGTCGTACGGGTACGGCCAGGAGTAGACCGGTGTCGTGCCTCCCATCACGTCACCAACGGGCAGATACGCGTCATGGAAACGCGGCAGTTGACGACGTTGACGGTGGAGGCGATGTTGCCGTGCTCGAACTGCACCAGAATGTAGGAGTTGCCACTCATCCTGGTCAGGCCCATCGCGGTCAGGGAGTGGGTGGTGGTGCCGGTGTCGTAGTCCTTGCCGAAGAAGTTGTCCACCGCAGCCACCGGAAGGCTGGTGTTGTCGAACACCGAGATGCGAAGGGTCCGGTAGGAGGTGGCGGTGACCGTGCCGGTGGGGTCGGACTCGATGAACGCCTCCACCAGGTACCAGCCGGCGTCAAGGATGCTGGTGACAGCGGGTGTCAGCACCGCCGGCCCCGCCACCACGGAAGCCACCGGAAGCCCGGAGTAGGGGCTGTTGGGCGCGTACACGGTGGTGTCGAAGTCGATGGTGGACAGCACGTCATGGGCGAACGGGCCCTGGGTGCCGGAGATCGTCAACACGCACGACTGCGGTTGCGCCAGGTTCTGGTAGCCCACATCCACGCCGTGCAGCAACGCTTCGGTGGTCTCCGCCAGGTACTGCAACTCGGTTCCCCAGGCCGCCGGGTCGTCCGGTTCCGGGTAGGGGATGCCCCAGGTGGGTGTCTGTTTCACTGGTCACGGCTCCACATCATCCAGCAGCACGCAAACGTGATGAGCTGATCGGTGGCGTGCGACCCGGTGAAGGAGCCCTGCTTGACCAGGTTGACGGCGAACACCGGCAGGGTCGCCGATTTGGTGGGATCCAGCAGCACATTTCCCCCCAGGTACAGGGCGGTGTCGGTGTTGCCGGAACCACCGTCGTACTTGCGCACCCCAGGGGTGGCCCCGAAACAGTAGGGCCAGTTGGATGCCTGGTTGACCTGCGGTCCCAACACCAACTGGAGCATCAAGGAGCTGTTGGTGGTGTTGGCGTTGCTGGTGCCGGTGTGCACGTAGATACCCACGTCGTACCAACCCTTGGGCAGGGAGGCCGGCGTGATGGGCCCCACCGGGCACAGGTTCAGGTTGCTCATGTTGGCGGTGTCCACATCCACCGTGTCGAACGGCACCATCGCCAGGTTCTGCAACGTGTTGACCGGGCTCAGCGTCAGAGTGGTCTGGGTGCGAAGGGACAGGCGCACCACCGGCGGCACGATCAGGCGTGACTGGGCGGAGGTCACCGACGACAGGGCGGCGTCGATGGCCTGCGCCGAGCCTTGGGTGGTGGTGGGGAACGCGCACAACTCATCCCCGCCGGTGGGGTAGGGGATGTGGTAGGTGGCGGTGGTGCCGCTCATCCGATGTCCCCCAATACCAGGTAGGTGGAACCGTAGGCAAGCACGGCCACCACGTCGTTGACGGCGGGCGAGGAGTAGGAGGCCAGCTTGTAGACGTTTTGTACCGTGGCCCCACGTATGTTGAGTGTCAGGGTGGTCGAACCCACCGCCAGCACCGTGGCTTTGATCATCGTACAGGGCATCCCGACCAGGGACGCGATCTGGGAGGCGACGCGACTGGCGGTCATGACGACAACCCATGTGTCAGTGCCCGGCAGGTCACCTGCATGGTGGAGGTACCGGTGATCGGAAGCGTGTACCCCGACACCACCTGAAGATCGGTCCGGGTGACACCCCACTGGTTGGTGACCGACAGCGGCAGCAGGTCGCCCAGCTCCAGGCTCGGGTCAAGGGCGGTGGAGAAGGTCCACGCCTCCGTCAGCCCCTTGTTACGTGACAGGTTCGCCTGCGCCAGCGACAGTGCCTGGCCCTGCGAGGACACCCCCTGCGCTTGCTGCAACTGTCCCTGCACACCGAAGTTGCCCAGCACGTAGGTGGGCGAGGAGGGGTTGAGGTCACTCGCGGTGGCATAGAACGGGGTGGAGGTGTTGGCAAGTTCCCCCACCACCGTCCACTGGTTGAATACGTTCTGCCGGCTGGCGGTCAGGTTCGCGTCGTTGATCAAACCTCCCGGCCCGTCGGTGTAGGTCACCGGCACCGGTACCGCGTTGAAGTTGGTCCAGGGGATCTGGCGCATCACGAAGTCGCCGTTGGCCAGGGTGTACCAGAAGGCGTTGGCCGCCCCCGCCAGGTCGTCGCAGGCGCTTGCCCGGTCGTTGGTCCAGTTGAACGCGGGTGTCTTGAGCCCGAACGGGTCGCTGGCACCGAAGGTGGCCGAAGGAAGGGCGCCGCTGACCAGGACACCGAACTGGTCCACCAGGTCCAGGCCAGCGTCGGAGTTCTGCGGGGTGCCGAAGTTGGAGGAGCCGACGTAGGCTGCCCGGTCCTCGAAGTTGACCGTCATCTGCCCGGAGGACGCCTGGTAGGAGATGGCGGCGATGCGCCCGGAGAAGACCTGGAAAGCGAACGAGATCCCCGCACCGCCACGTACCCGCTGGAAGATCCGTACCTCCGAGCCGAACGGGGTCAGAAGAGCGGTAGGGTCAACGAAGCTTTCCGGCACCAGGATGTTGTTGCGGTCCTCCTGCACCACGAACGAGCCGGTGCGTACCACCCGGCTTGCCAGGGTCGCGCTGATCGGCGAGGAGGAGGCAAGGATCGGCACCCCGGCGTCGCCGTACGGGTCGATGCGTGCCCCTCCACGCCAGATCTCCACCCTGGTGATGACCTGGTAGGCGCTTGCCAGAAGGCGCCGGTAGCCTGCGTCGGTTCCCCCGGTGAGCATCACGGCACCACGATCGCGGGGTCGTACACCTGCTGGGTGGTGTCAAGGCCGTCCTGCTCGGCGAGGTCGGTGAGTACCTGCACGTTCCCGCGCACCCCACCGGTGGAACCCGCGTAGCCGCGTGTTCCCTGCAACACGTCGGTGCCGTGGACACTGGCGCTGTTGGCGGCGGTCCAGGTCAGGTTGCACTGGTCCATCCAGCGGCTGCCCAGGTAGCCGTAGGTGAGCCCGGCCGGCACCCCGATCGCAGTGAACGGCAGCGACACGGTGCGCCACTGGCGGCGGTGGTCGGACAGGGGCCGGTTGGCTGACACGTCACCGACGTGCAGGTACGTGTCGGGGATGCCGTACTCGGGGGGCGCGGACAGTTGCAACGGCTCGCCGGTGTCCACCAGCGCCAGGATCGCGTCGCGGTCAACGAAGGTGCGTGCCACCACGTTCAGGGTGCTGGTGCGTCCTCCCCGTGGCTTGATGGACACCGCGCCGTAGCGGGAACCCTCCACCGGGTTCACCGCCCCCTGGGACGGGTAGTTCTCGGTGGCGTCCATCGACTGGAAGTAGATACCGGTGACCGGCAGGCAGGCGCTGTTGAGTTGCGGGGAGACCTTGGTGATGGCGACGTTGAGCCCCGGGCGCACCGGGTTACGCAGGTGCAGCCGCCCCGACGAGCCGACGATCACCTCCGCGCTTGTCACGGCGGCTGCCAGGTTGCCCTCGTCCACGCAGGTGTAGGACACCGGGACATCCATCGGCATCTCGGTGTCCCACATGATCGCCTGGGCGTTGGACAGCTTCTGGAAGGTGCCGCCATCACCCTGGGTGTGCGGGCGCACGATCCCGTCGACCTGGCCGTTGACGATGCGGGTGACCTGCACGTGGGTGACACCGACGGTGGTGTAGGAGGGCACCACCAGCACCACCTGCCGGGATGGCAGGACGGTCGCGGTCAGGGTGTTGGTCACGCGCTCAACCCCGCCATCCTGGGCCCGGAGGCAAGTGCGTCACCGACGGCGTCTATCGCCTTGGCGGTGTAGGCGTAGAAGGGGGTGCCGTCAAGTGCCACGATCACGTGCACAATGCTACGGCCACCGATCATGTTCATCAGACCCGACTGCCGCGCCAGTTGCATGGCACGCGCCGGCTTGGTCAGCGGGATGATCACCTCGTGCGGGTGAAGGCCCGCCACCATCGACTGGTTGCCGGTCATGCCACCGTCGGCGAAGAAGTGCTCCAGGATCGTCAGGGTGGCGTTGGTGCCGGCGGTGGCGGCGGGTCCCGGGAACATCTTGCCCGGTGCGCGAAGCCCCCCCAGTCCCGGCTGGGTGCCCTGGCCGATCCCCGGCTCCCAGGTGCCACTGACCCCACCCTTCTTCTGCCCGAAGTAGGGCAGCGTCGGCAGGTGGCTGATGCCGGCACCGAAGAAGTCTGCGGCGCTGATCACGCCGTTGATGCCGATGATCACCAGGTTGATGGCGCCGATCAGGATGTCGGCGATGCCCTCCACCGTGTTGGTGAGGATGTCGGCCAGTCCGATGAAGAATGACAGGATGCCGCTGAAGGCACTGATCAGCCCGGCACCGAAGATCAGGATCTTCTGGAGCGAGTGGAACATCTTCTCGATCCACTGCTGGCCTTCCGGGCTGCGGAAGAACTTGGCCAGCGTTTCCACCATGATGGTGATGTTGTCCAGCAGGGTCTGCGAGTTGCTGGTGGTCTGCGGGGTGACCAGTGACCCCACCAGGTCGAACAGTGCCCCGCCAAGCTTGAGGATCTTCTGGATGGTGACAAGCGCGGAGTCGAAGAACTTGTTGAGGCTGCCGTCCTTGGACACCCTCTCCATCCACTTCGACCAGGAGTCGATCAGGTGGCCGAAGATGTCGAGCAGTCCGTTGAGGAAGCGGGTGACGGCGGGGGAAGCGGCGAAGTCCAGCAGTGCCTGGAAGAAGCGAGCGGCGACCGGTCCCATCTTGATGATGGCGGCCGACATGGCGGCGAAGATGACCTGGAGGTCATGCAGGGACTGCCTGGTCCCCAGTACCTTGGCCACCGAGACGAAGAACTGTCCCCACGCCTTGGCGACCTCGATCATGCCGGACTTCAGCACCGGACCGAGGGTTTTGCGCATGGACTCGAACACGTCCAGCAGCGGCTTGAGGATGAAACTCTCACCGATCTTGACCAGTGACTGGTAGACGTCACGAAGGACGGTGGCGATGACACGAAGGGTCGGGTCGAGCTTCTTGACATTTGTGGCGAAGGACTTCTGATCCTCCGACATCAGGGCAAATACCTTGCCCAGTGACATGAAGGCGATGGCCAGCGGCCCCACCGCAGCCGTGATGCCTAGGATCGCCGGCAGCAGCACCAGCGCAAGGGCGGCTGCGACCTGGCCGATGATGGCCACCAACGCGATCATGGCGCCAATCAGGCCACCGATGGCCACCGACAGCGGGATCGCCAACGCCACCAGCAGGCCCACCGTCACCAGCAGCGCCGGGAGGTCTGCCATGTCGGCCACCACACCGGTGATCGCCTCACCGACGTTACCCATGCTGCCGACCACCGCTTTGAGCCCGCTGACCATCAGCGCAAGCCCTCGTGAGGCGAGGCTGGTGGCGTCGGCGGCGGCCTGGCCCATCTCGTCGGCGGCGTCCCCGGCGAGCTTGAAACCTTCGGCGACGGTGGCGCCGGCAGCTTCACCGACGTCCTTGGCTACCCTCTCGGTGTCCTTGAGGTCGGTCTCGATGTCCCTCTTGACGCCACCCCAGCGTCGCTTTCGTCCCCTGGAGAAGCCGTCGGCGTACTTCTCGCCGGTCTTCTCGCCATGCGCCTCGACCTTGGCGTCCACCTCGGCAAGGCCGGCGTCGACACCCTCCTTCAGCTCACGCCGGAAGGGCTTGGTGTCGGCGTGTACCTCGACAAACGCGCGCCCCAGACTCCCGGCCATACGCACATGGTAGGGCGCACCGGGGCCAAACGGTACACACTACCCCTGTTGCATCGCCGCAAGGAAGGCGTCGGACTCCTCATCCTCGCCGGACTCGTCGGCGAAACCTTCGGGAGCTGCCTGTATCTGGGCGACGAAGGTCGGCACCTTCTTCGGGTCCGAGTCGGCCAACTGCTGCAACATGATCCGGTAGGCGGCGTCCAGCCACGCACCCAACGGCACGGTACGCACGTCGATGCCCTGTAGCGACAGTTGCCCACCCACCAGGTCCCAGGAGGCGCGTGCCACCGCGCAGATGTTGAGGGTGATCCACCACCGGCGACCGGAGGCAACCTCGATCACCTTCAGGATGGTCTCGATCACGTCGCGTTCGGTGACGTCCCCGTCAAGGATGGCGTCGGTGACCAGGTCCTGGTCGGCATCGGACAGGCAGTCGGGGAAGATGTCGTAGTGGACCGGGTCATCCAGCAGGTACTCAAGCCACCACGCGGCCGGGTGGGCGGGGATCAGGAAGGTGTGGCGCCCGAAGTCAACCTCCAGCTCCAGCGGGTACAGGCTCGCTAGTGGGTTGACCCGGGAGGGGGTGACCGATACGGGGCCGGAACCCTCAACGGCGGCCACGACGCCAACGCACCGGGCCCGTCTTCGGTGCCTGGGTGGTGCCGGCGGCGGCGTTCTCGAAGGTGGCCCGTAGCTGGTTCATCAGTTGCTCAAGCTCGGGGATGTCGAAGCGGCCAGCCAGCATCTCGTCCTCCAGCCACTGCTGGTCGACCGGTTGCCACCAGGCTTGGAAGATGTCGAGGATCTGCGCGAACAGCGCCATGTCGCTGTCGGTGTCCCTCTTGGGGTCGTCCTGGTGTCGTTCCAGCCTGCGGACCATCATCGCCAACTGCATGGATGAGGGGGTCTTCATCCGCATCACCCGGTCGCCGAAAGGCACCTCGTGCGGGTACTGCTCCTCGATGGTGGTGTCTTCAGTCCCCATGGGATCGGTCATGGCCGACAGCTTATCAGGCTCCGCGCCGCTGGCCAGCCGTCTGTTGGGTACGCCTGCGCACATTGATGGTGACCTTGAAACCCAGTGCCCGTCCCACGATGCGCAGCGCATCCGTCAGGTACTGGTTGGGGCGGGCACCCGGGTGGTGGACCAGGCGGGGAAAGACGGTCATGCCCACCTTCGGCCAGTAGAACTTGAGGCTGCGACGTGGCGGCCGGGGCCGGATGATGTGCGCGGAGGTGCCCTCATGCACCGCCAAGGCGATGTCGCTGGTGAAGTTGACCTCACCATCAAGGGTGCCGGCGGCAAGGTCCTCGAACGTGAACTCGTGACCGGACTCCGACAGGGCACCGGTCCGGTTGTGGATGAAGGCGCGAGCTACCCGCAGCGTGTCACGGGTACAGCGCTCCACCTTCGGGCGCACCAGCCGTAGCGGCTGCCCGATGACCTCGAACTCGTCCCACTCAACTCGGCTCGGCACCGTCGGTCGCCACCTTCTTGCCCTTGGCGGGACTGGCCACCGCGCCGGTGTCGGGTGCCTGCTCCGGTAGCGGCATCTCCACCAGGTAGCCGCTCTCGACCAGGGCGTTGATCCGCTCGGATTTGCCGTCGTCGCCGAACACGGATCCGACCGCGATGTCCTCGAACGAGCGGGTGGCACGCAGCAGGCGGGTGGGGGTCATGGCCACTCCTAGCATTCGGGACAGATCAGTTCCATTGTCACCAGCATCGTACCGCCACAGCAGCCACCGATGGTCTGCACCGGGCGCCAGTCCTGGATGGCGAAACCGAACGTGCCCGGGTCATCAGGTCCCAGCGCGTCAGGGTTGAGCAGGTCCTGCATGCAGCAGGCAGCGATGCGCATGGCGGAGGCGTCCAGCAGCACCTGGGTGGCGGCGGCGGTCCAGTTGGCGTCGGGCACCACCTCGTCAAGGGTGCCCATGTCCACGCACCGGTACACGCCCATCTCCATCCTGGCAGCCCAGGAGGGTTCCCGGCATACCGAGAAGGCTTGCGTGTAGGGGGTGGGGAAACCGTCGGGTGCCACCGGGAACAACTGGTCCACCCGCACCCAGGCCATGCCGGAGCAGCAGGTGTCCTCCTCCTGGCTGATGTCGGCGTCTGCCGACAATCCCGGCACCAGCCGGAAGTGGGCTGGCGGGTTCGAGTTTGACTCCAGGGCGGCCTGGAGGCACGCCAGCAGCTCAAGGGCGCGCGGCAGGACCAGGGTGTCGGCGTTGCTCATGCCTGGGTCACCGTCCGAACGATCGGGTCGTCGGGGGAGATGATACGCATCGGATGCGTCAGGCCACCGGGGTTCAAGGCGCGGATGACGGTGTCGACGGTGAACAGGCCGGTGAAACCCATGTTGAGCAGCACGTCAGGGTTGACGGCAGTCAACGTGACACCTTGGCGCACCAGTTGGGTGATGCGTGCCGGCAACTGGCACTTGCCACCAACGCAGCCCTTCGCGTACTGGGAAGCCAGCTCCCCCGCCGCGTTGAGCAGTGCCGGTGGGCACGGGATGCCTTTGAGGTAGGTGACCTCGAAGGTGCCGACACCTGAGTCCAGGTTGTAGTCCTGGTAGAGGGGCCAGTCGTTTCCGTCGGTGCGTACCAGCCACATGCCGTTGTCGACACGGTAGGCCGACGGATTGACCACCACCCCGTCCACGGTGACCTGCATGACCCAGGCGACCGGGCGGGGAAGGAAGACCTGGTTTTTGGGGTGGCAACGGCAGGCACCGGTGCACACGCAGTTCTGCCACACGCCGTTGAACAGGAACGGGAACCAGACGCCGTCGAACCAGTACTGCCCGTTCCAGCCGAAACCGCTGGACTCGCACTCCCGGCCGCAGGGGCGCACCACCCACTGGCACAGGCCGAACCTGCGACCGGTGGCGGCCCACAGGGTGGTGGAGGCGTACGCGATGGCACGGTCCTGGATGCTCGGGTCGTAGTTGTCCCAGTCCGGGTCGCACAGTTTCGGGCTGATCTCCCAGGCGCAGGGCGCGGATGGCAGCACACCGGAGGCGACCAGTGGCGGGATCGGGAAGGGCGGGGTCGTCATGACAGTGCCACCCAGAAACCCTGGTTGAGGCTGGTGAAAGTGCCCAGGGGGTTGGGCATGCTGGTGGTGCGGCCGGTGTCGGCACTGGCGAAGATGGAGTTGGCGGCCGACAGGTTGAAGTTGAGCAGTCCACCCACACCCGACACTGTACCCAGGAAGCGTGGGGGTGTCGTGCCGTTGAAGAACCACGCCACGTACGCGACACCCACCGACAGTGCCTGGCTGCTGATGGTCATCTGCTTCATGCCACCCGAGTTCCAGGTGCCGGACTGGTCGGCGGTGGTTTGCAACAGGTTCTTGGACCCGTCGTAGAGGGCCGCGAAGCATTGCCCGGAGGTCAGGCCAGAACCCGCCGTGTTGACAAACATCCAGATGGTGGTGACGGTCACAGCGGCGGGGATGGGGATTTTGGCGACAAACACGGTGCCCGCCGAGAACGGGGCACCAGCCGCTGTGGAGCCTGGCGCCCAGTAGGGCGACATGTTCCAGGCACCCACACCATGGTCGAGGTGCATGAAGGTGTCCAGTGGGTGCTTGTGGTCGTCCTTGCTGAGCAGCAGGGAGGCACCGGTGGCACCGGTGGACTGGTTCTGGGTGGGGGTTGCCGCCGACTGGGTGACCGTCAGGGTCCGGTCGGCTGTCAGGTCCCCGCCACCAGTCAGCGGGGAGGTGGTCAGTATCTGGCGTGAGGTGGCGGTGTAGCCGGGGATGGTGGAGGTGCCGGTGACCGAGAAGTTGCGTCCCACCGCCAGGTCACGTGTGGTGGCGGCGTCCCCAAGGGCGGTGACATAGAACATGACGGTGTTGTCGGAGAGGGCCACCTCCATGATGTGCACGGTGGTGTTGTCGCCCAGCAGGTTGGATTGCCAGCGTGCCGCGACCCTGGTGGCGTTGAACGCCCTGGAGCGAAGCTCCCCACCCTCGTTGGCGTACCCGGTGCGCACACCGGCGACCCGGAACTCGAACAGGTCACTGAAGGCGGCGTTGAGTGTTCCACGCGACACCACCATGGTGCCGGGGTCCTCGATGTCGATGTTGGGCACGATCCAGGTGCCGGGAGTACCGCTGGCGGAGCAGATCCACAGGGCACCACCCGAGTCGATGATCACGTCCCCGGTGGCCCAGGTACCGGTGGTGGGTGGCCCCTGCGCGGAGGAACGGAAACCGACGAAGTTGAAGGTGGAGATCCCGTTCTTGGCACCCACGTTGGTCAGCGAGTGGCTGTTCATCGACACGTCGGCTGTGGGGGCCCCCAGCGCGGACAGCAGGATGTTGGCCGGCACCACATCCAAGCTGGGGTTACCTGCCACCCCACCGCCGTTGGTGACCGACAGCATGGTGGAACCGGCGACAATGGTGCGCTGGGTGAAGGTGTCGGTGGCGGTCTCTGCGACCAGGCCGGTTGCCGCCGGCAGTGCCGCAAGGCCGGTGAGGGTGGCGTCAAGCGGTTGCAGCGCGGAGAGGGCTGCCGGCAAGCCTGTGACACCGGCCTGCGGGATGCCGGTGAAGTTGGCCGGCGCCACATCGATGCTGGGGTTTCCCGCCGCGCCGGAACCGTTGGTGACGGTCACCATGTTGGAACCGGCGACGATGGAGCGCTTGGTGAAGGTGTCGGCCGCCGTCTCGGTGACCAGCCCGGCACTACTGTCCAGGCCCGCAAGGGCGGTCAGGGTGGCGTCGACCGGCTGGGCACCGATGGAGCCGGTGGTGGGGGCGGCAGGCGTGCCGTGGGAGTGGTCACCGCGCGAGTAGGGGACCGCCACCCCTGCCGTTGCGGACAGGCCGAAGCTGGTGCCGGACACCACGGTGTTGCTGGGAGTGCCGCCACCACCGGAGGGCGCGTTACCCAGTTGGGAAAGCGGGACGTTGCCCGTGTTGTCCAGGCTCGCCACGCCATTGGGCTGCCCCAACTGGCTGACCAGCAGGTAGATGGTGGGGTTGGGGTTGGCCGGCACCGGTGAAAGGCTCGGAAGCGCAACGGTGGGCGCGTTGGCGGTCGACAGCAGGATCGCGTAGGTGTTGGCCACACCCCGGTTGGACAGGCGTTCGGTGACCGAGTAGGTCCAGTGCTGCGGGAACCAGTCCGGGTCGTCGGACACCGGCAGGGCGATGGAGAAGGAGCCGGTGGCGTCAAGGATCGCGGTGAAGGTCCCCACCACGATGAAGGTGCCGTTGACCTGGTTGGACAGTGCCTGCCCGGAGGTGAACGTGACGGTTCCCACGCACGGTGAACCGTCGCCACTCAGGTAGGTACCGGTGACGACGACGGTGGTGAGGTCACCTGGTAGTGGCACGGCACCCCCTCTGCGTGGCAAGGCCGGCGCCACGCGCCCTGGGGAACGCGACGCCGGCCATCTGCTGGTGTGTGGTTACGGATAGGTCTGGGATCCGGCGACCCAGGGCGCGTGGGAGGCGAGCAGGGTGTGGAACTTCGCCACGTAGGTGCCGGCGATGTAGGTGTGGTTGACGGTGGGGCCCACGGTCACCAACTGGGGCGCGGTGGCGTCCCCCCAGTCCACGTAGCCGGGAAGGACACCCGCCGGCAGGGTCGGCAGGGTCAGCGTGCCGGTCAGGGACGCCTTGGTGGGGGCCGCCAAGGTGAAGGACAGCGGTCCACCACCACAGCCGGCGATGGCCGGCGGCAGGGCGGTGAGGTGCCAGTCGCGGTGCTGGATGCTGCTGATGGGGGTCAGCAGCGGCAGCGGTTCCCCGAGGGTGGTGGTGGCAGACGAGATGTTGACGTCGTAGGGACCGGTTCCCCAGGGCGAGGAGTTGCGGGTGCGGAAGTTGACCACGAACGTGACGGTGTTGTTGCCGTAGGTGACATCCCCCATGGTGCCGTTGATGCACCAGGGGTAGAGCACGTACCCGTACTGGTAGCCGGTGGAGCAGGCTGCCTTGTTGGTGAGCCTGGTCCAGCCCTCCAGGGCGAAGTTGACCAGCGCCGCCGACCCCTCCTGGGTGCGCCAGCCGATCGACAGCGGGGAGGTGGCGTCGTCCAGCACCAGGGGCTCGGCGGTCATGATGTTGACCAGCTCGGGGTCGACGTTGCAGAAGGTGGCCACCACGTCGGAGTACTTGTAGAGCGGCGCGGTCTGGTCCTCCACGCAGAAGGTACCGTCACCGTTCTTCTCGTAGAACTCCTCCTGCGCCTCGTACTGCCGCGTTTCGGCGATGGTGACGATGCCGGCGGAGGTGACCGAGGAGGTGGCCGAGGACACCGGGTTGCCGCAGGCGTCAAGCAGCGTCACCCGCGTGCGGGGGAGCTTGAAGGGGGTAACGCATACCGACGTCATCTGTCAGCTCTCCTGAGTCGCCTTCGGGTTGATCTTGCGGATCCGGCCGGTCGGGACCTCCTTGACGACGGTTTCTTCAACCGGCTCGTCGTCGGTGGTCTCCTGTGGCTCGTCGTCCGCGCCGGTCTCTTCGGTGCCCTCACCAGCGGCCTGGTCACCGTCGTCGCCGGTGTATTCCTCCTGGCCACCGGTGCCCAGCTCCTCGTCCAGGAGCTTGGCCAGGCCGTCAGGAACCACGAACACCAGACCCTGCGAGCCGTGGGTGATGGACACGTCACGCGGATGGAACGCGTCGGAGTGCTGGTCGACCAGGGCCAGGAGAAGCGCGGCGGTTGCTGTCTGGTCCCCGTCGATGGGCTGGATCTCTGCCATGTTCTCTGCTCCTAGATCGCCAGGATGACGTCGATGGCGGCCACGAAGTTGTCGATCGAGACCACGTAACCGCGCTCGGACAGGCCGTAGAGCTGGTTGGTGGCCCGGTTCAGGTTCGGGCCGTACGGGGTGACCAGGACGTTGGCCTGGCTGTCGCGCCAGATCGCCATCTGCCCGGTGATGTAGAGGGTGGTGTGACCGGCGGCGGGGGCACCACCGGCAAGGGTCAAGCCCGAGTAGTTACCCAGGGAGATCGCGGTTCCCTGCGGAGTGCGCCAGACCCCGCCACCGTCCTTCATCATCGAGTTGACCTCGCGGAAGTAGGACGACGCGACACTGGGCGCGTGGATGATGCCGGGCAACCCGTACTGCTTGGTCTGGTACAGCCACCCCTCAAGCGAGGAGATGGCCGCCGTGATGGTGGTCACCGCCGTCAGGGTCACCGCCCCCGGGTTGGTGCTGTTGGCCAATCCGGGTGACTGGCCGTTTGCCTGCTGGGAGAAGACGCTCTCCACGGTGCCCTGCTCGGCCACCGACAACCGGTCCAGCAGAGCGTCGTGCAGGCGCTGCTCCGTCAGGCCCACCGGACCACAGACCGCCGAGGTGTACACCACGAACGGGTTGGCCGCCACCTGGGTGAAGGTGGTGTCGAAGGTCTTGGAGGTACCGGGTGCGCAGGTCACGTCGTACCCGTGGCCGGCACCGTCGTTGGCGACCTCGTACACCACGCCACCGTCGCGGATGTGGACGTCGGGGAAGTCGCGGGGAGGCACAACCGTGAACAGCCCGTACCTGGGGGACGCGTTCGCGTTGGGCGCGTCAACGTAGACGGGCCCAGTGACTACTGCCATGGCGTGCCTCCCTCCGCGCTACTACACCAGTGCGATGGTGGTCTGGGCAGTGGCGGTGGCCACCGTGATGGTGACGCCGTTGGCGAACCGCAGGCCACCGGTCGGGGCGAAGTTGAGCTGGTAGTTGTTGGCCGCCGCCGCGAAGGTCTTCTGGAACAGGATCGTTCCGGAAGCCGCCGAGGCGTTGTCCCACAGCGTCACCACAGCGGTCGCGGCGGCGTTGATGGTCAGGCCCACCAGCGTGCCGGCACCCGACTTCATGGAGGTAGCCGCCGTGGTGGCACCCGCGTAGCTCTTGGGGGTTGCTGACGCCATCGGGGACTCCTACTGGATGTAGACGGTGCCGGCGGCACCAACAGCGGCGGACGCGAACACCGTCACCCCGGTCAGGGCCCGAAGTGGCGTGGAGAACACGATGGTGTCCGCCGTGGTCGCCGCCAGGGTGCCCTGCCATAGGATGGTGCCCGAGTTGGTGGTGGGGTTGTCGAAGATCGTGACGACCGTGCCACCGGTGGTGTTGTTGTAGGTGATCCCGGCGACTGTGCACGCCTTGGTCTCGATGACCACGACACCGTTCGCGCCGGTCCACGCCTTGGGGGTGGCTGACATGGGCTTCCTTTCAAGCCAACCGGGACCGGGTGCCCTAAGGCACCCGGCATCCGGTTACGGAGTAAAGCAGTCAACCTGCGAGGCGGCGGTGGTGGAACCGGTCGGGCAGGTCGGCACGGTGTAGACGCGGGAGACCGGGCCCATCTGCAACATGTTCCAGCCGTCCTCGGTGAAGAGCTGGGTGACCATGTTGGTGGCCAGCAGCGTCGAGTCGTAGACCATGTGCAGCGTGATCACCGGCTGCACCGCCCGCACCCACGTACCGGCCGGGTACACGATGAAGCTGGTGGTGGTCGGCAGCAGGTTGATGGGGGTCGCGCCACCGACACCGGAAGCGGCACCGGTGAACTTGTCCTGGTAGTCGAACACGAACTGGGGACGGGCACCCCGCATCGTGAACCACGCCATGATCTGGGAGTCGGCGACCGCCATCGCTTCCAGGTCCATCGCGGTACGACGGGTCAGGTCCTGGCGCATGTTGGCCAGCAGCCAGTACGGGAGGATGACCTCCAGGGTGGCCGACTGCATGAGCCGCAGCCGGTACTTGATGTCCACGATCGCCATCTCGACGGCGCCCAGGATGTTGCTGGTCACCGAACCGTCGGAGGTCCACGGGTCGATGGCGGTCAGGTCCACCGCCGTGGAGCCCGCCCGGACCGTGTCGATCTGGAGGGCGTTGAGCTGGTGGGCGTGGACGGCCATGACACCGGTGGTGAAGGTGTCCACGAACTCCGGGTACCCACGGTTGGTGAGGATCGGGGAGGTCATGCACACGCCGGTGACACCCAGGCGCGTGTCGGTGAAGCTGGGGCAGGACACCTGCACGCAGGTCTTGGTGGGGGAACCGGCGATGACCTGGGCTTCAGTCAGGTTGAAGAAGCCGGTGGGGCCGGTCGCCGGGGACAGGATGTTGGTGTCGGCGGTGCCGTAGATGGTCGCCCAGTCCAGGCCCGTGTTGTGCCGCACGCCACCACGGGCGGCGGTGACCTCGGGGAAGTCGGCCAGGCCGTCGATGGCGGTGCCGAACCAGATCCCGTAGTCGGTGGTGGACGGGGCGCACCAGCCACCGGCGGCGGTCAGTGACCCGCCGGGAAGGTTCGCCTCGTTTGCCACCCGCATCAGGGTCGACTGGTCGCCGTTGTCGCCGTTGACGGTGAACTCCGCCGGGGTGTTGCGCCGCAGTACCGCCACCGGCGAGGTGGAGAAGCGACCACCGGGCATCGAGCCGTGGGCGGCTGCCGCGTTGAGCAGGACCTCGGTGATGCCCAGGGAGGTGATCTCCTGGCCCGCCTGGAACTCCTGGAGGCCGGCGGCGGCGACCAGGGCACCGTAGTGGGGGCGGTCGGCCAGCGGCCGGGTGCCGGGGACCAGCGTCGGGATGGCGGCGACCTGACCCACCCGCACACCGGTAGGGGCCGGCGTCGGTTCGGGGGTCACGGCGGCGACGACCGGCTCCGGTTCGGTCGGGGGAACCGGGTCGGGGGTCGGCTCGGGCTCGGGGACCACCGGGTCGGTTCCGGCGGCGGCGAACCGGGCGGCACGATCCTCGCGACTGGTCAGCTCGGCCTGGAGGGCGTCGCGGTAGGCGACCATGTCCTCAAGCTCGGCGACCTGTGCCTCGGTGGCGGTCTCCGGGGTGGCCGCCGCGACCAGCACGGCGCGTGCCGCAACACAGGTGGCCAGCAGGTCACGGATGGCCTGCGAGGTGAAGGAGGTCAGGTGGGTAGGGATTTCCCAGGGGTTCATGGGGGGCACCTTTGGATAGGCGTGGACGGCTATCCGGTGCGGCCTACCTGCCAGCCACCGCGAACTCTATGAACGGTGACCGGCGCACAACCTGACGTCACCTAACGCCACAGACGGTAACACACTACTTCTGCTGCGCGAAAGATCCTCCACCGTTACGTACCCGCTGAACACGGGCATCCATTTCGGTGCCCTGGATGGTGTAGGTGTCACCGTTCGGCTTGGTGATCAGCCAGTTGACGATTGGTGTGCTGTTGGCGGCAGCACCGCCGCATCCGCAACCCATGACTCACCCCTCCCGAGTCAGTTCGGCGAAGCGCTCCTGGCGCCAGAGTTGACGTTGAACGTTCAACCGGTCCAGGATAGCGTTCTCCAGCGGCGTCGGGTCCACCGGCTCGGTGACCGCCACCTGGAGCATGTCCTCGGCGATCTGGGCGTCATCCTCCACGATGTCCTCGGCCATGATCATGCCGACCGCGACCATCGCCGACATCTGCTCCTCGTCCGCGCTGAACGCCGGCTTGATGGCGAACCCCGGCCGGTTGACGCACAGTGCCGCCACCAGTTCCAGGTTGCCACCTACCCCACGCCAGTCACCCGACAGCGGGGAACGGCGAAGGGCCGCCATCTTGTCGGGGCCAGCCTCGGGGACCATGGCACCGGCGACCCAGATGCCGTGGCTGTCCTCGCCGGCACGCACGATCGCCGCCTCGGTGCCGGTGTTGTCGTAGTGTGCCCTGGTGGAGGCGGCGGTCAGGTTCAGTTCCGCGTGCCCGGTGTTGGCGGTGACCTTCCCGACGTCGATCATGTCACCCTCGTCGGTGAGTACCTGGGCGACGTGGAACTCCGCGTAGCCGGTCTTGGAGTGTGGCGCCATCACGCAGGTGCGCTGGAACGACAGGTGGCAGGTCTTCCAGTCCGCGAGGTGTCCGAAGACGTGACCTTCCGGGGTGACCTGCAAGCGGGTGGGACCGGAAAGCTGCGGGTCCTCGAACCAGGACGCGGGCGGGGCGAGCGGGACACCTGCGGCGGTGACCGTCATGGCACCGGAGCGTCCCTGGATGCGCTTGCGAAGCATGGCCACCACCGACTTGAGTGCCCCCTGGTCGGCGGCGGGGATGTCGACACCTCCACGCCCACCGCCCAGCACCGAAGCCACCGAGTTGACGGCACGGGGAACCACCGTCCAGGTTCCGTCGATGATGTCCACGATCGGCAGCTTGAAGTCGCCCATCGCCTTCGGGTTCTCGGCGTGCCACAGGAACGCGCGACCGAACTTGGACCAGTTGGGCGAATCCCCCTTGACGCCGGTGGCTGCGGCGATCCGTGCCACGGCGGCCGATGCGTCCCACACGCGGGAGTCTTCGGCGATCGGCATGGTGGACCAGCCGTGCGAGTTGACCCCGAAGGAGGCGTCAGTGTCGGTGTCGACGTCGGTTTCCATCTTGTCTCCTTGCCCAACCCCGATCCGTCCGGTCTGGGGGCCTGTAGGTTTGCGGTCCCAGGGGGCCGCGATATGTACCGGGCTGCCACTGTCACGGGTGAAGGCTTCCGACAGCTTGGCGTAGATGTCGGTGACCACTGACTTCAGCCGTGCACGCTCCGCGTCGTTGATGCTGGGTAGCCCGCCGTGGCCACCCGACAGCAGGGCGGCAGCCGCGTACACCGCGTGGTAGAACATGACCGGTCGTCCACCGATGATGTCGGCGATGGGTAGCCGGTAGCTGGCGGAGTCGGTGGCCGGACGTGCCGGGTCACGCCACAGGAAGACCTGCGCGAGCTTGCCCGCGTTGCCGGCGGCCCAGCCGGTGATCCGGTCTGCTGCCTCGTCCGCGTCCCACTTTGCCTGGCGTGGAGCGATGGGCATCGACTGCCACCCGTCGGCCAGGACCGTGAACGGCGACGGGTCGATCCAGGCGGCGGGAGCCGAGGCCAAAAGGGAGGCGTACCCGGGCGCCTGGCGCAGCTCGTCCTCGGTGGGGGAGTACGTGGGGGTGGCGCTGTCGTCGTTCCAGATCAGGATGCGCTGGTCGGCGAAGGCGGGGCGGGGAACCATGGTGGCGCCGGCCATCTGGTAGCGGGTGAAGCGGGGGGAAGCAGACTCCTGGTCGTAGTGTGCCTCCACATTGCCGCCGTCAAGGCTGGCACCGATGACACCGCCCTGCGCCAGTGCCGCCATCCTGGCCACCTCGGGGACCACGTCGGAGGTGAACACGTCCCCGGCGCCGATGACGTGTTCACCGGAGTAGTCGAGGTGGGCGATGCGTCCCACGGTCACCGAGTCGCCGTGCGGAACCCCGTTGTGGTGCACCTGGAAGGCCAGTGGAAGGGGAAGCTCGCGGTGACTGAACCCGTTGCTGTCGATGATCCGCCGGCTGGGGTCGTCGGTGGGTGAATCCAGCCTGGCAAGCGGTCCCATCCAGCGCATCGGTCGGGTGGTGTCAAGGCTCGGGTGCGCGGAGGCGACCAGCGCTCCCGCGTCATCGATGGCGAAGTGCTCTCGTCCGGGCCATGCGGCAAGGCGTTCGTGGTGCAACAGGGCGCACAGTCCCTTGGGGTCACGCGGGTAGTACTTGGTCAGCAGGGACACGCACCGGTAGAAGTCGTGCGGTATCCCCCAGCCGATCTTCGCGGCGCCGATGCCGTGCAGCCAGTACTCCTTCAGCTTTTCCGGCATTCCGGAGATACCGGCTGATCGTTGCACGATTCCGGCGCTCATCAGCGGTTCGGTCATACCGGCACCTCCTCCAGCAGATCGCCAAGTACCGTCATCATATTCTCGCTGCGGTGCGCCTCGGAGCGAAGCAACAGGCCGGTGGTGTAGGCGGTCAGCCGGTGCTCCATCAGTTCCCGCTTGCCCTTGGGCACGTCGAAGGCGTCCGCGAGATCAGGAAGGTGCGCCCAGGCTTTGTGCAGCAACTGGCTGGCCTTGTCCTGGCTTTGCACCTTGATGTGGCAGTGCAGCTCGTGCGGCGCCACATCAGGGAAGCGTCCCCTGGTGGAACGGTCGAGCAACCGGTTACCGGCGACCTCCAGTGCCCGGCGCACCATGGCGTCGCCGATCACCACCATCGCAACCGCGTGCCGGTCGGCATCCTCGCCAGAGGCACGAACAGCAGCCCCGGGCACGTTCGGTTTCGACGGGTTGGGGGAGCCTGGTGCCTGCGACTTGGCGGGGATGACGGGCAGTTCCGCAC